TGGCAACACAATTTTCAGATAACATAATTGAAATACCAATGCCTACTATATTACAAAATAGTTATCAGAAATATACATGTGCAGATATGACAAAAACTAATGCTACTTTAGCATATAAATAACAATGGTAGCAATCACTACCTAAACTAAAGGGGTAACATATGTTAGAAACTTTATTTTGGATTTTAGTTGGTGCATTTATTGGTTGGCATGTTGAGCAACCGGCATGGGCAAAATCATTGAAACAAAAAGTTTTAGGACTTTTTCATAAAATTTGGTAATAGTAATATAAATATTAGTGCAATACAGGAAAGCACACGGAACTGAGAGCCTGTATCTCGTTGAAGTTCCAGCTTTAAATCTATGCCTTCGGGGTAGATCTTTTTAAAACTCGCTTAATAGGAGAATAGTATGAAAAACATAGCAACAGGCCGCGTTAATTTTGGGCCACTTCACCATAGTATCTTAGGTACATCATTAGGATACGATTCAATGTTCGATGAATTAGATCGAATTCTACAAGCCGCAGGTGCATCTGGTAGTCAATCTGCAGAAAAATATCCACCCCACAATATCATCAAACTAGATGAATATAATTATGTAGTAGAATTGGCCGTGGCTGGATTTTCTAAATCAGAAATTGATATCACAGTAGCAGATGGTCTCTTAACCATAAAAGGTGAAAAGAAACCAACTGATGAAGAACTAACCTTCATGTTAAATGTAGATTATCTTCATCGAGGCATTTCTGCTAGAGCCTTCACCAAAACTATCCGTATTGTGGATACAGTTGAGGTATTGGGTGCAGAGTATGTTGATGGAATTTTGCGTATTAAATTAGAGAACGTAATTCCTGAATCTAAGAAACCACGTAAAATCGATATTGCTGACGGCAATTTACCATTAGTAGAACCGGTAAAAACTGAAAAGCAATTATTAGTCGAAGACTAGTTGTAGGGGGCTTCGGCCCCTTATATATAATTATATTATGAAAACTCGTATTAGTAAGAATTTAGTGTCATTTCCGATGGTTCGTCGCGGAGATTGGCATGTACAAGTTTCAATATACAAAGACGAACAATTAATGGTAGTAGCAAGTCATATATTTACTGAGCAATGTGTCATTAAGACGTTTGATAATAATAGTGAAGCAATAGAGTTTATAAATTTTTTAATTGAAAAAGGAAGTTATTTATGAGTAATGTAATATTATATCGATTAAGTAGTGGTGATGAAGTAATTGCTGATGAGGTATCAGTAACCGCAGTACAAAATGCAACAGTTATTGCAGATGCAGTAGCTCTAGTATATCATCAAACAGAAAAAGGTGTATCAGTAGGCTTTGCACCATTCATGCCACAATCAGATGGCAAAATTACACTGTTAAACCATGACATTAGTGCCACATCCAGACCTAATGAACAAGTATTAAAAGAATACAATCGTATCTTTTCAAAGATTGAAATCGTTCCCGCAGGCTCAATTATTACATAAAAAGTGTAAATAAGTGTGTACATTAATTAGTTTATTTGATATAATAGTATCATAAATTAATTAAATGAGAAGGAAATAAATTATGTCAACATTTCATCAATCAGGTTTTAACTTCGACGGTATGTATCTTTCATACACTACAGTAGAAGGTGAAAGAAAGTTTGTAGCACGTTTTAAACGTGGCGGTATGGCTTCATTCCGTAACTTCTTAATCAAGAACTTCTCTATTCAAGAGTACTTCTTGATGATGGAAGATATGTCTCCAGTTGAGATCCTTGCTACAAAAGGTTTCGTAATGCCAAAAACGGCTAAGATCCTTAAGAAGTTTGGTTTTACACCAAATGCCGAAGGACAAAAAGCTTACATCGAAGCTATTATGAGTAATCGTCTATAATATGAATCTAAATGCTTTCTTTAACGAATTAGCCGGGAACCCTTCTCGGTTATTTAAAACCGCTAAATTACAAGAGAATGAGGGTAATGAATTACTCCGAGAAGTAATTCGTTTGGCTTTAGATCCATTCACGCAATTTTATCAACGTAAGATTCCAGAATATACACCAAATACTGGTAATACTGCATCTCTCAGTGCTATTCTTCCGGGATTGTTTGACCTTTCTCATAGACTAGTAACTGGCCATGCTGCAATCCATCACCTACAAATAATGTTGGAAGCAGTATCTGAAGATGATGCAAAAGTTATTGAACGAATCATTAAGAAAGATTTGAAATGTGGTGTATCTGTTGCTACTGCAAATGATGTATGGATGGGTTTAATTAAAGAGTATCCAGTTATGCTCTGCTCAGCCTTCGATCAAAAGTTAGTTGACAAAATAGAATTCCCTGCTTATGTTCAGTTAAAAGAAGATGGGATGCGATTCAATGCTATTGTAAGAGATGGCAAATGTGAATTCAAATCTCGTAATGGTAAAACTATTGACCTATTAGGTAACCTTGAAGATGAATTTGTTGAAATGTCACACGGCATTGATTGTGTATTTGATGGCGAACTATTAGTTAAGATAGATGGTAAGATTGCAGATCGTCAAACTGGAAATGGTATTCTAAACAAAGCAAATAAGGGTACTATCTCTGAAGCAGAAGCAGCGATGGTTACTGCTACCGTTTGGGATATGATACCATACATGTATTTTATTGATGGCTATTGCCCAGTTTCATACATTACTCGATTTATGAGATTGCAAGAATGTACTAATTTAAAACGAATTGAATTAGTTCCTTCTTTTATGGTAGATTCATTAGATGAAGCTAAAGCAATATTTGAACAGTACCTAATTGATGGCAAAGAAGGTATTATTCTTAAGACTCTAAACGGAGAATGGGAAGACAAACGTTCTAAAAATCAGATTAAGTTCAAAGGAGAACTTGAATGCGACCTAGTAGTTACAGGGATCGAGCCTGGGACAGGCAAGTATGCAGGTTTACTAGGATCGCTAATTTGCGCTTCCTCAGACAATGTAATCATCGTGAACGTGGGATCGGGCCTCAAAGACGAGCAGCGACAATCTTTAGGAAGCGACACAATTGGAAAGGTTGTAGCCGTTAAATACAATGCTCGAATTAAAAACAAAGATGGAGGCGAGTCTCTATTCCTACCAATCTTTGTTGAAATACGGGATGACAAGACTGAAGCAGACAGTTCAACTGGTATAAAATAATTGTGTACATTAATTCTTTTATTTGATATAATACTATATACGAATCGAAAAAAGGTGAGAATATTATGGTAACTCTTGAAGCATTTAAGAAACAAAAGCGGTATTTTGATATAAACAATAAAGTTGATATAGAATTATATCGTCAATTCCTAATCAATGGTAATAAATGGGGACCAACAGCATGCCCATTTATTTTAGAATTCCCACATTTAACTACTCCCGATATGATTAAAGATCGATTGGTTAGAAAGTTCCTAAAGGTATAGTATGGATACTGTTGACTTAATTAAAAAAATTCGTGTTCGTTCTGCTCAACGCCGAGATATTATGTGTGAGTATGGCGATCAAGATGATATATGTGATTTGTTAGATGCTGCAGCAGATCAATTAGAAGCTTTAGACATGGCTGTATACATATCAAAAGCACAAAATGGATTATATAGAGAGGCACTATACGATGACTGTAGAGGTTAAACAAAAAACTGAATTTGTATTAGTAGAAGCAATCGGTCAATTCCGTATGCGGTATATAGTAGAAGTGCCAGTTGGCAAAAAGGAATGGGCCGAAGACGTGGTAACCATGAACCAAGCAAAAGAGTTTTCTCAATTGAGTCTTGGTGAAACAATTATCAGTTCACGTGTTATTCCTACACAAGAGATTATCCCGTTATGTGATGAGGATAATGATTATATTAAAACCTGGGCGGATGATCAAAAATTAAATGCATTTGTCACCAACATTAAAGACTATGAAAATGTTTAAATACTTTACAACAATAGAAGGCAATTCAATTGCCGTAAATCCATTACATGTAATGTCAGTTACAGAATACCAATTGGGAAAACAATATCCTAAAACAGTAATTCTTAATATGACTAATGGCGATAAGATTACAATTGCTGATAACTACTTAGAAGTAGTATCACGACTAACTTTTGAATAGGATATATTATGTGGATGTATGACGTTGAAACTTTGGGAATTGAATCTAATTCTGTTATTTTATCTATGGCTCTGATCTACTTCAATCCTGAAGAGAAACCAACATTCAAACAATTGGTTGATAATGCATTCTTTGTTAAGTTAAATGCTAAGGATCAAATAGAACGTCTTGGTCGTAAAGTGACTAAGTCTACATTAGAATGGTGGAATGAACAGAATGTCTTTACTAGAGGTATGTCTTTTACTGTTAGTCCAGATGATGTTACTGCAGAAGATGCTCTAGATCAAATGAGAGAATTTGTTGTCAACCAAATTACAAAGACTCCCGATGCTGCAAACTGTACAGTATGGGCACGTGGCAATCTAGATCAAATGTGTCTAGGTTCTCTAGAGAATAAACTAGATCGAGGCCCAATCTTCCACTTTGGTCGTTGGAGAGATGTTCGCACAGCGGTAGATATCTTCACTGGTTCAAAGAATGGTTACTGTAATGTGGATCATGCTGAATTCAATAGAGATGATGTAATTAAACATAACCCAATCCATGACTGTGCCTATGACGCAATGATGTTAATGTATGGGAAATAACGTTGTACATTAATTCACTTGTATGTTATAATGTTACATAATATGAAAAAGGTGATCGATGTATACTTCAGTTTTCCAGTACGGCAATAGGATTCTAGTTCGTGGTTACGACCACAACGGTAAACCCTACAAACAAAAGGTCGAGTTCGAACCTACTCTATTTGTAGACTCTAAAAAGACGGATCAAACCTCTGAGTGGAAGACACTTGAAGGTAAGACCGTCTACCCCATCAAACCTGGCTCCATCAAGGAATGTAAAGAATTCGTTGAACGGTACAAAGATGTTTCTGGGTTTGGCATCTATGGTCTAAATCAATACGACTATCAATACATCGCTGATCGATATCCAGGTGAGATCATTGCTGATACGTCTCTAATCAAGATCTGTACGGTCGACATCGAGACCAAGACTGAGTTTGGCTTTCCTATCGTACAAGAAGCCAATGAGGAGATCCTTCTAATCTCTTTGATGGATAACCATACTAAACAGATCCGTACCTATGGTTGTACAGACTTCATTATGGAAGGTTATGATAATGACAATGTAACCTATGTCAAATGTGCATCTGAAAAGCAAATGCTTGAGATGTTCTTGCAATACTGGATGCTGAATACTCCCGATGTTATCACTGGTTGGAATGTACTTAAGTTCGATATGACTTACATCATCAATCGTATCCGTCGTCTTGGTTTAGAAGCTGAGAAGTTATCTCCATGGGGTATGATTCGAGATCAGAAAGATCGTGAGACCGGTGATATCCATTACAGTATCCCTGGTATCGCCATCCTAGATTACATGGAACTCTATAAGAAGTTTACATTCACTGCCCGTGAATCATATCGTCTTGACTTCATTGCTGAGGTAGAACTCGGTGAGAATAAACTAGAAAACAAGTTTGATACCTTCAAAGAATTCTATACAAATGATTGGGATAACTTTGTTAAGTACAACATCCACGATGTATACTTGGTTGACAAACTAGAAGATCGTCTGAAGTTAATCATATTGGCTACTATCCTTGCATACAAAGCAAAGGTTAACTTTGAGGATGTGTATTCACCAGTACGTACTTGGGATATCTTGATCTATAACTATCTAGGTGATAAGAATATCGCAGTACCTATGAAGTCTGCATCTCGAGCAGTACCATTTGTAGGTGGCTTTGTTAAGGATCCTATTGCGGGTCTACACAACTGGGTATGCTCATTTGACTTAACGTCTCTGTATCCTCATATCATTATGGGTTACAACATGAGTCCTGAAACTATTTCAGATCTTACTGTGCCGGTATCTGTTGACGATCTTGTATCTAAGTCCATCAATCTAGACGTGCTTAAGGATCAGCATGTGGCGATGGCAGCAAATGGTTCTACATATCGTAGAGATGTTCGCGGCTTCCTACCTGATCTGATGCAAAGTCTATATAATGAACGTAAGACGTCTAAGAACCAGATGTTGAAACTTCAGAAAGAGTATGAAAAGACTAAAGATCCTGCAACCGATAAAGAGATCGCACGACTATCTACTCTTGAGCAAGCGATTAAGGTTACACTAAACTCCGGTTATGGTGCTGTAACTAATGCTTACTTCAGATACTTCGATATCCGTATTGGCGAGGGTATCACTAAGACTGGTCAATTGGCATCTCAATGGGTATCTCGTAAGCTAAATGAGTTCATGAACAAAGCTCTTAAGACTGAAGATGTAGATTACGTTATCTATTCTGATACCGATTCATGTTACCTCAGTCTTGATAAAGTAGTTCAAGTACATGCTGCCGATAAAGATACTGCAGGTAAGATCCAGTTCATGACTGACTTTGCAATCAAAGTACTTCAACCATATATAGATAAGTCGTATCAAGAGATGGCTGATTATACCAATGCATATGAGCAGATGATGAAGATGAAGCTTGAGGTTATCGCGGACGTAGGTATCTTCTACAAGAAAAAGAAATACTTACTTAACGTGCATAGTTCCGAAGGTGTAGTCTACTCTGAACCTAAACTAAAAGTTAAAGGTTTGAGTATGATCCAATCATCTACTCCTGAGATCTGTCGTAACAGTCTTCGTGAATCAATTAAGGTTGCATTGAGTGGGTCTGAAAAAGAAATACGCGAGTTCAATAAGAACTTCCGAGTTCAATTCGATAAGCATACCGCCGAAGAGATCTCTTTCCCGCGATCTGTTAATGGTATAGACACTTATGGTTCTGCCAATGGTATCTATTCTAAAGGTACTCCGATTGCTGTACGTGGTGCGTTACTATATAATCATCACCTCAAGCGTTTAAAATTGGATAAGAAGTATACCACAGTTAAGAATGGAGATAAGGTTAAGTTTGTAATGCTTAAGATGCCTAATCCATTCCACGAGAATGTCATTGCATTCCCTACCGAGCTCCCTAAGGAATTCGGTTTGCACGACTATATAGATTATGATACACAATATGAGAAGGCTTTCAAAGACAGTCTTGGTGATCTAGTAGAACCTATGGGATGGGTACTAGACGATGTTGCTAACTTAGAGGATTTTTTCGGATGATATGTACTATTTGTAACAAAGAACATAAAGTGGACTGCACATGGAGTCCATGCCACTTAAACCACAGGAGAAATAAAATGAGTCAATGGGTACAAGATATTGCCGACATGCATACTAAGTATGGTGTCAATCCAAAAGTACGTGAGTTTGATAAAGAGAAACTTCAGAAGTTCCTTGAATTCCGTGTTGCTTTCCTTCAAGAAGAATTGGATGAAATGAAATCAGCAACCAATGGTGATGATGTAGTAGATGCTCTAATCGATCTATGTGTTGTAGCTATCGGTACTCTAGATGCATTCGAGATTGATTCTCAAACCGCATGGAAACGAGTACATGAAGCAAATATGGCAAAGGAAGTAGGTATTAAGGCTTCACGCCCTAACCCACTTGGTCTACCTGATCTAATTAAACCGGAAGGTTGGACTGCTCCTACTCATGCAGACAATGTAGGTTTATTGGAAAAACTATATGACTAATAACTGTACATTAGGGGCATTGGGTGAATCAATAGTATTTAATCACTTTAATGGATCTATTTCTAAAGATGATTGGGATCAAGATAAAGATGGTGTTTTACCTAATGGCGATGAGGCTGAAGTAAAATGTCAAAATCGTTGGAGATCTGAACATGCATTTACTGTTCCTATGCCATTCGGGAATAAACATACTAATCAAATTAGAAAATGTACTGAAGTAAAAAGATTATTTTTTGTTGAGTATGATGTTCAACCAAGAACTAACACAATCAAAATATGGGAATGTACTGATAGAAAATACAAAATACGTGCAGCAGTTAGAGGCCCTCAAGCAGTATTTGATATCAATAAAATGACATTAATCCATGAATTCGATGATGCTGAAATAGCAAATAAAATGTTTGAATTATCTCAGGCTACTAAATAGTTGTACATTAATTCAAATCTGTTATATAATATTATTTTTAGTGAGGTAAATCATGGCATATACAAGAGCATCAGCAAACATTCTGTTAGAAGCAGCAGAGATCCAAGAAAAGAAAGGCCAAGACTATAATAACGCAGTGAGTCGTGTTACTCAAGCCGATTATTATCCCAATGGCGTTTATTCAATTCTAGATATCTGTCAAGCAAAAGTCCTTCGCATGTATTCTGTATTGGATACTATGCAGGCAGGTGGTAATCCTAACTTCGAATCAATCGAAGATTCAGCAATCGATCTAATCAACTATGCATCGTTTGTCGCAGCTTATGTTCGTGGTCAAGTGCCAGGTCAAAAACCTGATCGTGATATCTTTAATAAACCTAAAGCATTGGAGACTAAAAATGTACGCAGTAAGTAATATTCGTAGGATCCTTGCAGAGAAACTTGCCAATCAGGATTTTGTTACTGATAAGACTGGTGTAAAAACAGTCGAGATCCTTAATGCATCCTTTGTTGCTAATGAACCAGCAATCTTTGGTACAGTTAATGAGGAGTACGTAGCACGCGAATTGGATTGGTATACATCTATGTCCTTAAACGTGAACGACATCCCAGGAGGTCCCCCAGCGATCTGGAAGATGGTTGCTACACCTGAAGGTCTAATCAATTCCAACTACGGTTGGTGTATCTATTCAAAGGATAATGGTTATCAGTACCTTAATGTTGTTAACCAATTGAAAGCTAATCCAGACTCTCGTAGAGCTACCATGATCTACAACCGTCCATCTATGCATGATGATTATAATAAAGATGGTATGTCTGATTTCATGTGCACTAACACAGTACAGTATATAATTCGTGAAGGTGAAGTCCATGCATTGGTTTATATGCGATCTAATGATGCCTGGGCAGGATACCGCAATGATTTTGCATGGCAAGAGTACGTATTACGATGTGTATGCGAAGACTTAGATTTACCTATGGGTGATATCTATTGGAATTGTGCGTCACTCCATGTTTACGAAAAAAACTTCTATCTTATTGATACTTATAATAAAGGCGGAGACTATAATATTACTAAGGAAGAATATAGAAAATTATATCCCGATTCGCCTTGGGCAAAATAAATTGCTAAGATAGGTCATTTCTATACTTCTTGGTGTATAAATATATCAGGAGGTATGAATATGTCATATGTATATTGGATTTATAATGATGAGTGCGTAGATGTTAATACTGATGGGTATATAGGTATAACTGAAGACGTAGAAAATAGATTTAAATTTCATCTTAAAAAAAATAAAAGAATACCAAAAAATGTTAGTGTCAAAGTTCTATTTGAGGGCACTAGAGAAGAGTGTTTTGCGCTAGAATATCAATATAGACCATTTAGTAATATAGGATGGAATTCTGCTGTTGGAGGAAGTCATGGTTGGCGAATTGGGTTTAAGCATTCGGAAGAAACAATTAGTAAATTAAAAGAAGCCTGGACAGATGAAAGAAAGGAAAAGGCTTCTGAATGGAAAACAGAACAAAATAAGTTATTAATTGGTCAAAAAAGACCAAAACAAAGTACTGCTATGTTGGGTGAAAATAATCCAATGTATGGATCAATTAGACCAGATAGTGTTAAAGATGCTATAAGTAAAGCGCATAAAGGAAAAGTTCCATATAATAAAATTGAATTATATTGTATACATTGTAAGGCTAGAGCATCTGACTCAGTATTAAAAAAATATCATGGATTAGGCAAAATTAACTGTGTACATTAATTCTTAATTATGATATAATGATTCTATTAAATGATTAATTGAGAAGGAAATACACCATGTTAAATTTAAAAAATCTTAAAAAACGTACCTCACAGGATTATCGCTTTAGTGTTAATCTAAACAACATTGATGATGTTATCAGTTTAGATCAACTTAAAGCTCTTGTTAAACAAACTAATAAAACTGCATACAAAAAGCAACGTGTAGTTCTTAAAGGTCGCTTAGGTTCTGCTTCAAATCCTGCTCGTGCTAAATATCGTGGTAATCCATGTTATACAGTTGCAGTAGCAGATGCAGAATATTTTGATGTTTATGTTTATAGAGCTTACTAGGAGATAGTCATGGATCAAATTAAAGTAACAGTATTACCGTATATTGAACCTAAGAAATCTCAACGTACTTGGAACCGTAAAGGTTATGTTGCATCTAAAGGTGCTAAGAATGTAAACTTAAAAGAACAAGGATATAAAAAATGAAAACACTTGAAGAACGTTTAATTGAAATTGAAGCAAAACTAGATGCAATTCTTGCTCGCCTAAATGGTGCTGGTAGGTAATGACAAAATACTATGCCCATCAACCCGTAGAAGTTGATTATACGTGGCACCGTAGATTCATTAATCTAGCAAAGGAATACTCTACATGGAGTAAGGATCCTTCTACTCAGGTTGGTGCAGTCGCTATTGATCCAAATACTAGACGAGTTCTATCTGGTGGATATAACGGTTTTCCCCGAGGTATAGAAGATACTGACGAACGTCTCAACGATAGAGACTTAAAGCATTCATTGGTCGTTCATGCTGAAATGAACTTAATATATAATGCTACTCGATCAGGTATCTCCCTCGAGGGAGCCTCACTCTACGTATGGGGTTTACCTGTATGCTCTGAGTGTGCAAAAGGTATTATCCAAACTGGAGTACAAAGGGTATATGTCGCTGAGTCATGTGTTAATCTTAAACCGTTCTGGATTGAGTCCTGGCAAAAAACTAAATCTATGCTTATAGAAGCAGGTATAAATTTTGATATAGTACCGGGAGTATAATGGAAAATATTAGAATTATTAAGACTGGTATTAATGTCTCAAAGATTTTAAAGCAACTGAAACAATACCCTGAAGACTGGGGTGGTCAAACTAAAATCAAGAATACGGACTCTATGTTGAACTATGGTTTCCCTGAAGTGGAAGCTGGAGTTCTTCAACTCGTTATGGGTGGCGTAAGGTCAAAAGATGAGTATGTGGGTGACACTGAAATCTGTATCCCTACTCCTGCTGCTAGACACCATACAGAAATCATGGGTTTCCTTACTAGAAATTTTAAGAAATTCAGTCGGTGTGGTTTCCTATCTCTACCCGTTGGTGGTAAAGTTGGTACTCATATTGATATTGGTACTTATTATCAAACAAGGGATCGGTATCATCTTGCGATCCAAGGTAGTTATAGATATACAGTAGGAGATGAATCAGTTATCGTAGAACCTGGCACTCTGCTATGGTTTAATAATAAATTAAAACACGGTACAGAAAACGTTAGTGATGAAATTAGAATTACTTTTGTGTTTGATGTACCTTATTCAAAAAACAATCCATAGGAGTAAATATGCAATATTTTAAACTATTTAGTGCAATAGTTAATCTATCATTAATCGTTTTAGCATTATATTTTGGTTTATTTAAAAACGAATATGCCCATGCTTCTTTCTTATTATTAATTGCAATGATTAATACAGACTTTCCTCGCACAAAATAATTGTACTTAAAAGACACAATAGTATATAATAGATATACAAATCAAGCTAAAGGACACAAATGAGCATATTAGATAAAATCAAAAAGAATTCAACCATCAAGGACTCTGCAATTCTTGCTCAGTCTAAGTTTTTTCAGAAGAAGGATATGATTCCTACTTCTATTCCCGCGATCAATATTGCTTTGTCTGGCAAACTGGATGGTGGTTTAACTCCTGGTCTAACCATGTGGGCAGGTCCATCAAAACACTTTAAGACCGCTTTCTCGTTGTTAATGGCAAAGTCGTATCTTGATAAGTATCCTGATGCTGCATTGTTATTTTACGATTCAGAGTTTGGTACTCCTCAATCATATTTCGATTCATTCGGTATCGATACTGAACGTGTTATCCATACTCCATTGACTAATATTGAGCAACTTAAATTTGATATTATGACTCAGTTGGAAGGTGTAGATCGAGGTGATCATTTGATTATTATCGTAGATTCTATTGGTAACTTGGCTTCTAAGAAAGAAGTTGAAGATGCACTTGAAGGTAAGTCAGTAGCAGATATGTCTCGTGCTAAACAGATCAAATCCCTATTCCGTATGGTAACTCCTCATCTATCTCTAAAAGATATCCCAATGATTGTAGTTAACCATACTTACAAGACTATGGAATTGTATTCTAAAGATGTAGTTGGTGGTGGTACTGGTTCTTATTACTCGGCAGATAATATCTTTATTCTTGGTCGTCAAC